TCATCGCTTTTTTAGCTGGAAAGCTAAGCGGCGAAAGCGAACCGCAAGATTCGCCGATGGGCGAAGTCGAAAGCATGGCAGGCGATTACAAAAAGCCTGAGGACGAAGCTCAACGAGCCGAAGCACCAGCGGAAGAAAAACCGGTCGATGCCCAGGAAGAAATTAAGGCCGAGGTTGAGCGTCAACTCAAGGCAGATAAGGTTCGTCGTCAAACAATCCTCAATCACTGCAAGTTGGCCAAGCTTGAGCGAAGCTTTGCCGATTCGCTGATCGAAGATGAAACTGTTACTGTCCAGGTCGCTCAAGAAAGGATCATCCGAGCTATGGCTCAACAACCATTGGGAGCCGTAACCGGCTCGAACATTCGCGCAACCGAAAGCGAGCAAGATAAGTTTGAAGCGGCTGCTAAAGCTGGCTTTACTCAGCGATGCTTTCAGGGCAACATTACAAAGACTCAGGCTCAAAAGGCCGAGGGCGATTCGCACTTCAAGAGCCTAGGAGTCTATCGACTTGCCGAAGCTTGCGTTCGTCGCATGGGTATCGATCCTGAAAAGCACAGCAAGTCTGAAGTTGCTCGAATGGCGATGGGCCATAAGCCCACTTTGGATCGCGTCAAGCGTGCGGTTGGCGATGCCTACCATACGACCGGATCGTTCCAAAACATCCTGTTCGATGGACTTAACAACACCTTGCGAGCGGCCTATGAAGAGGCACCCTACACATGGTCGTTCTGGGTTCGTCAGCGTCAAAGCGTCGAGGACTTCAAGGATATTCACGCAACCCAATTGAGCGAATTCCAGAATTTGGAAGTCGTTCCAGAGGGCAAAGAGTACCCTGAAAAGAAGATGAGCGATCGTCGCAAGACCTACAACATCGACAAGTTCGGAGCGAACTTTTCGGTGACATGGGAGACGATTGTCAATGACAATCTCGATGCACTTTCGCGCATCCCAACGATGCAAGGAACTGCGGCTCGTCGGACTCAGGAGAAGTTGGTCTACGATACTTTCCTGTCGAATCCTTTGATGCCCGATGGGGTCGCGTTGTTTTCCGCTTCACACGCAAGCGGGCGAAACATTACGGCCGTAAGTCCAGCGGCTCCAAGCGAAGCGACGCTTGATGAAGGTTTCGAATTGATGAGTAAGCAAGTTGGGCTTAACGGATCGTTGCTCAACTTGACTCCATCGGTCTTGCTGGTTCCGCAAAAGTATTCCGCAACCGCATTGCGGATTACCAACAGCTTGTCGTTTGCTCAAAGCAACGGCAACGAGGGGATCAGCAGCTTGTACGGTGTCAATGGTGTTCGTCCGTTGCAAGTGGTTACAACTGCTTTGCTTGACAACAACAACACAACCAACTGGTACTTGATTGCCTCTAGTTCGCTGGTTGACACCGCAGAAATCGTTTTCCTTCAAGGCGAAGAATCGCCAGTCCTTGAAAACGAATGGACGATGCTCAGCGATAAGTGGGACTTCAAGATTCGCCAATCAATGGGTTGTGCGATGATCGACCATGTTGGCTTCTACGGAAACCGTACCTAGTCTTAACTGACGATCTTCGCCCTTGGGTCGCTTGACCTGAGGGCTTTTTGGAATTGAACAAAAAAACAAAAGGAATAAACGAAATGGCTGGACTTCGAGATTTTAGGAACTACTCCGATGACTTCATCGGGCCTGCGGTGTCTTTTCCAACTTCGGCGAATATCGCTTCGCCTTGGGTTTACGCTGTCACTGGTGCAGCACCTCCGACAGCACAACGCAACAACGATCGAAAGGTTTTGACTTTGACGAGTGCAAGTCAGATTCAGATCCTTGGCGGTTCACATGGCGATGCGTTGGCGTTCGATATTGACGACCTTCAGCGGGTTGTCATGCGAGCAAAGATCGGTGCGTCGACCTTTACCAGCGGATCAACCTTGGTCTTTGGTGTCGGCTCGGCTCGGAATGATACGGCTGACAGCGTAACGGCTCATGCTTGGTTCCGAATGGAAGGTGCCAACAGCACGACGGTTGTCTATGTCGAAACTGACGACGATGTTCGAGACAATAATGATGTCTCGACTGGCGTGACTCTTGGCACGACCTACAAAGAGTTTGTGATTGACTTCACAGGCGGCAAGCAGAATGTCAAGTTCTACATCGACGGTCAGCGAGTCGCAGCGTCCACGACCTTCGACATGTCGAGCTACTCGGCTGGACTGCAACCGATTGTCCAACTTCAAAAAGCGGCTAACACAAACGCCGATGTTTTTGAAATGGACTACATCGAAGTTGTTCCAAAGCGAGCCTAATCGATGAGTCTTAGCGACATGATCGAGCAAGACGCTAAGGCAGTGTTTTGCAACCCGAATGACTTCGCTGAACCCGTGACCTACTACAAGGAAAACGGGAAGGCAAGGCACATAAACGCGGTTGTGATTCGTGACGCTTTAGCGATCTTGCCCGAAGATGGCGATACAATCACGCCAGTCTTCGAGGTTCATGTTGCGAATGATGGCATTGAAGGAATCTTGAGCGAAGAATTGAACCTTGGAGGGGATCAGATTGCGTTCTCTCCGAGGGTCGAACCTTGGAGGGGATCAGATTGCGTTCTCTCCGAGGGTCGGTAAGCAGGTCGAACGTCGAACTGTTACCCGATTGATGGGTCACGATAACGGGATGTTGCAACTCGAATGCCGTTAGCAGTCGTCGAACAAATCGCACTTGAAATCAAGTCGCGTCTTGATGCGATGATCGGCAACGGCAACTATGCAACCGATGTCCTTGAAGTTGTTCGTCCAACGAGGTTCGGAGACTTCACCCCAAAGGATCGGCAAATCATGCTGGTTCAGGGGCCACAGGAGCTAGTTGCTGAGTTATCCCATCCTGGCAACCCGCCAGCGCAAGCCTACCGGCAGATATACCAGATCCGATGTCACCTGATGCCTTCGGAGCGATCAACGGCAACAATCGACGAACTACTAAACCAGTTCCAATCCGACATCGTGCGAGCGATCGCAGGAGGCTCGACCACTTGGCACACGTTCGGCGGTTTGGCGAATGATGCTCAGTTTATGAGTCCAGAATACGTTTCGGCAGATGGCGGTCTTGATGGCATCAATTGCCCGATAGCAGTCACGTTCCGAACCGATGATGACGATCCAACCCAGGTGAGAGGCTAGCATGACGACATTGAGCGAGTTCAAAGTTGATGTCGATCAGGCTTCGCTAGCCAAGCTTGTGGAGGCACTTGGAACCTTCAAGGGGCATTTGAACCGGCACATGGCAACGGCGGTCAATCGAACGGCCAGGACGGTTGGCGTTGAAGCGGCTCAGCAACTCGGCAAGGTTGTAAACTTCAAGCTTCATAGCAAAAACAAGTTCACGACGAAGCGATACACAAAAGCGGCGACTCTCAAAAAGGCCGTTTGGCGCAAACAGAATGCAACGGCTGATAGCCCACGAACAGCGGTTAAGCTTTGGGGCGGTCACCCTTTCCCGGTTCGTTGGCACGAAGCCTATGAGTTTCAACGCAAGCGGAAGAAAAAGACTGTATCGGAAGGCATCTACTATCGAACCCACGTTGGCGGCGGATGGACTGCCGTGCTCGATGGCTTTCTAGTTCGTCAATGGGGCGGCCATGCTTACAAGCGGCTCGAAGGGTCGAGGTCGATTCGCAAGATCAAAGGCATGAGTCCAGGCGATTACTTCGATGAAAAGAACATTCCACAGGTTGCGGCCAAGGTCGCGGCTGAGCGATTGCCAATTGAGATCAAGCGACGCTTGCGAGACGTAACGATGGCGGCTCAGGGAAAAATCAAACTGCGTTCATCTCCAGATTTAGGGAACCTAACATGACTTTACTTAAACGAAAACGAGTCTTAGCGGCCAAGGTTGAAGCGACTCCAGGAACCGCCGAATCATTGACGGCATCGGAGGCGGCATTCAACTGTTACGATATCATGGTTCAAACCGAAACAGAGCTTGAGTCCAGGGAGGGGCAAGGCTCATTCGGGATGCGTGCTAGCGTTCCAGGTGGCTACAAGGGCCGGATCACGTTTAAGCATGACGCTTCATGGGATGGAACCGCAACCGAACCATCTTGGGCCGATACGTTCCTACCTGCTTGCGGTTGGGTGAAGTCCGGTCAAGTGTTCACACCTCGAACCGAAGCACCTGGATCGAACGTCAAGACGCTGACCATAGGTGTCTACATTGATGGCGTTCTGAAGTTGCTTCGAGGGTGCGCGGGAACCTTTAAGCTAAGTTGCCCAAGCGGGAAAGCGGCTTTCCTTGAGTTCGATTTCATGGGCATTTGGCAATCGCCGACAGATACTGCAATCCTGACTCCGACCTATCCGACGGCTCAGCCTTTGCGATTCGCATCGAGCACGACGACCTGGAATAGCGTTGCCTTGGAAGTCGAGAACCTGACACTCGACAGCGGCAACACGATGATTCTCAGGGAGTCCAGCGGAACGGCGGCGGGATTCTCGGCGGGGCTGATTACCAATCGAACGATCACGATCACGGGCAACCCAGAAGCCAAGACGGTAGCAACGCAAGATCGATATGGTAAACTGCTTGACATGAGCGAACATGCTCTGACCTGGAGTCTCGACGGGCCAACCAACAGCGTCATCACGATCAATGCACCCAAGGCTCAGATCCAATCGATTAGCGAAGCCGACCGGGAAAACATGGTTGTCGATGAAATCACTTGGCAGGCCAATCGAGACGGGTCAAACATTGACCAAGAATGCTCGATCACTTTCACAGCAGCAACCTAATATGCCAATCAGTTTAGAACCGGGTCAGACGTTTCCAATCTGGCTCGAAAGCGATAAAGACGTTCCAATGGCATCGAGGCCGGTTTTCGATGCTAAGGCTCAATCGATGCGACAGCAACGCAACGTGCTCGAAGTCATCGATGTAATTTTTAAGGATGGCGTTTCAGTCGAAGAAGTTTTCGATCAGACACGGGACTGTCTTTTCGATTGCTTGTCAGGCTGGCGGAATGTACCGAAGCAGTTTTCAAAAGAATCGATCGAGGATCTACTGACCTTCGACGAGTGCCGAGAGTTGCTACGAAAATGCGGTGCTAATCAGCGAATGAGTGGCGACGAAAAAAAATGATGAGGCTTGCGGCGTTGATCCGGCAAGGGAAGCTTTGCCGAGGATGCTCTAGCAAGCAATGCAAAGACGAAGGGACAGAGCGAGAACCGATCGAAATCGAGTGCCCACAATGCAGGGGGCAAGGTTGCAGTGAATGCAACCAAGGATCGATTCGGATCTTGGGGTGTCCTAATCGGGTTTGCAGTCCGATTGTCGATGCGGTCGAACTGTGCGACTTGTACGCGAAGGGCTTACCACCTGTTTTAGGTGGTGCTCTCGATCAAGCGGTATGGTTTTTGGAAGCGGCGAAGTTACTCGAAGTCGAAGAACTTACAATCAAAGCGGAGCGACAAAGTGGCTAGCGAGAGCGTAAAGATTCTAATCGAAGCAGAGGACAAAGCGTCGGCTCAGGTTGCCAACGCATCGAAGAACATCGAGCAAGCGGTAAAGGGTGTCAAGGAAACTGGAGCAAGGGCCAAAGGTTCGATCGAGTTCGTCGGCGTGATGGCAGGTCAGCTAGGCGGCGGTCAATTGCAGACAGCGGCTCAAGGTGTAGCGGCGATCACTGAGAAGGTCGGTCAGTTCTCTGAGGTGATGAAGGCCGGATCTACGGCGGCTGGATTCTTTCAGGCTGGAATCATGGCTCTTGTTGGAGCTATGTCGTTTAACCTCGGCCAGTCGATCGGTGAAGCGATCTTCGGCGTTCGAGACTTGAACAAAGAACTTGAAGACCTGACAGCACAATATCAGCAACAAGCTGAGGTGATGAAGCAGACTGCTTCGTTCAAGTTCGGTGAGCAGATGGAAGACTTGACGCTCATCAAAGATCCAAAGAAGCAACAAAGCGAAGCAGCGGCGTTGTTCAAGGCAATCGAGCAACAACGCGATAACGCGATTAAGTCGGCGGCGGCTTATGATACGCAGGCTCAAAAGATCCTCGATACTGAAAACAAGTATCTTGGAAAAATGGGAGCGTTGTCGGAGGCCGATCAAGATCGAGCCAACCAGCTAATCTTGACTGCGAACAACCAACGTACACTAGTTGGTGAGCTTGACAACGAACTAGCTCAACTGTCGAAGATGTATGGCCCAGAACAGATTAAGGCTCAGCAAGCGGCAGAAGCAGAAGCGGCGGCGAAGAAAAAAGCGATCGACGATTCGGCGTTGTCGTCACTTCGATCGATCAATTATCAGTACATCGAACTCACCAAGGGCCAAGAAGCGGCCAGGCGTGAGCAGATGAAAGATCAAGGCATGAGCGATATCCAGATCGAACGAATCTTGTTCGCTGAGCGTGCCTTGGGTGTCGAAAAGCAACTTGCCGATCAAAAGCGTAAAGCGGAAGAAGCAGAGCAAAGCAGATTGCAAAAGGTCGCGGATCTCAGGGAGTCGGAACTAGAGCGACTTGAGGAACAGAAGATCCTTTTGGAGCAAGGCGAAAAAGCGGCTCATATCTTTCGGCTGACCCAGCAAGGATTAGACAGAGACACCGCCGAAGCAATCGCCAATGCTCAAGCGGCAAGCGAACAAGCGGCGAAGTCGAAGCAGATCCAGACGGCTCAACCGGTCGCGGCTGTCGAGTCAAGATTGCTTTCCAGAGGGCCACAACAAGACAAGATGAGCGACATCGCAAAGAGTTCCAAGGCAACAGCGGAACAGACGGCGGCGATCAATCAAGGCATCACCAAGCTAGCTAGCGAAGTCGCAAAG